TCCAATGAACCATTTCTTTATAATCAATACTTGTTACCTCGGCACTTCCATCATTACTCTTAGTGGTTAATTTGTCATAACCGTACTGCTCACTTTCCACACTTATAAATTCTTTAGCTTCCCTACTTTTGATTGAGCATACTCTCTAAGTAATTTTCTTCCGTTCATAATTATAGCTCTCTTTTAAAAACAAATTTTACATACATATTCTCAGGATGTATTTTATAAATAGCAACCAAGTCCCACCCCTTTTCTCCAAGACGGTTTAGGTCTGATTCACTTAAACTGTGTTCTACCCGATATTCAAATCTTTTCATAATTTATAGTTGGCTATTTTAAGAATCGTAACCAAAACAGAAAACAACTGCTTTAGTGTCCTCAACTTTTTTAGGATTTAATTGTGTGTTTTCTCGAACACTTAAAGTATACTCATTCACTTCATTATAAGTAGTTCCCCAGTATTCAACTCTACCAGCAACACGGACTTCAATATTTCCATGCTCTTTTCTGTATTCTTGCAATTTCAATATAACATCGTCTATTTTCATAATCTATATAAGTTTTAAAATTGAATCCCTCTCTTTTGAGAATATTGGAGTTTCCACAACTTCCCACTTTGTTCTAATGCTCCCTATTTCTGTGTCGCACCAATCATTATATGGTAGCTCGTAAGTAAGTAACCTACCTCTCTTATCAGGATAAAATGTGCTTTGCATATCAGGTTGATACCACAAATCTCCAATTTTTGCCTTTTCACTGCCCACAGTTGTAGCAAACTGCTTATTAAATCCGTAAGGCTTTACAAGTTTATTATTAATATAAGTGTTCTTTACAATAAAGCTTCCACGTTTCTTAGAGAAGTGTAAATCATTCCAAGCAACTGAGTTCTTCTCCGCATCCCTTTGTCGCCAAATCAAACAGTTTACAACCTCTTCTTTTTCTGGAATTTGAAACACTCTACTATCAAAAAAGGCTAATGTTTTATTTTTTATATTATCTTCTTCAATCCATTTTGTATCATACATATTACTTTCAGTACCTCTAAGCAATCTTAACTGATTAAACTTCGCTGTAGCCATAGAAGCTGAAATACTTGTCATTTTCTGTACATCGTAATTAAACCAAGCTTCACTCTCTAATTTGTCATAATCTGTAAGAACTAGAGTAATTTCATCTGATTGAGTATAGCCCATCTTACATCCTTGAATTTTACTACATAAAAATTTTGTAGTCTCTTGCATATCCTCAATCAATCCTTCATCAAAAGGCTTATCTAATCCCTTAGTGTAGAACGATTTTACATGTAATCTAATAATAGTTGGCATTCTCCTAATTAATAATTGTTTTGTTCTGTTTTCGTACGATTCTTTCATACGTTCTCCTAAATATGACATAATTATATAAGTTTTAATTTCCGCAAAAAAGTATTTTACAATTCTCTTATGCAAAGGTAATAATAAATATTAGATGTACAAGTGGATTTATGTTAAATTATTTTTCTAACACTATAAACGAGGTTTTATTTAGGCAAGTGCTATTTGGGTTGAGCATGTGTTTAAAATAATTATATTTATAATTTGTAGTATTACAAGCTTCTCGCAAACTATTATAAAAGATACCTGTCTCTGTGTTAAGTACTTGTTTTTTAATTGTATTTAAGTCACTAAGGTGCCACAATAGTGCTTTTTCTCTTGATTCTTGTGTAACTACCCCTTTTGATTTGTATCCTTTAGCATATAAGTCTTTTAACGTCTTAGATATTTTATCTTTAGTTTCGGAAGACATTTCTTGTTTTAAGTCTCCACATTTAGTTAACTTACCATTTAAATGTTTTGAACTCGACACGTCATAATAGTCTTGCCAATATCTTTCACGACATAGTAGGTCTTCAAAATCGCACTCTTCAATTATCTCAAATGTGTGGTTCTCAGGTGTGTATTTTTTCAATGAATTATATATCCCTTGTTGGTCTTTACATGTGAGACTTTTGTATTTAGACCACCTATAATAAATATCGACACTCTGACCAATATAGATTCGTTCTGTTGGACTTGTAATTTTGTAAATTCCACAAATTACTTCTTTTTTACTCATTATATTCCGTGTATTATAAACGAGAAAACCTATCATAGGCTATGGCGGTAACTTTCTGATAGATATCTCTTTATTTATGTCTTTTTACTCTTTATGTTTGATTTCTAATAACCTCCGCCAAGAGAATTAAAAAAGCAAATATACAACAACTATTTCGATAAAACAAACTACTTAACTAGACTTTAACTTAATTTCTTCTCTCGATTCAATTTTACCATGTTTTTCAACTAACCATTCTTTAGAATACATATCTCTCTGACGAGTTGTAGGTATTTTATCCAAACAGTATTTTGTAAAGTTTTCTTCTTCCTTATCTCGTTTAACTTTCTCTCTTAGTTCTTTACGTTCTGCTTCTAATCTTTCCTCTGTACCATCAATTTTATCTATAATTTTATAACATTCCGCCACATAATAATCATAGTCAATATCATATTCTTCAAAAGGTGCTTCATAATATTTATTAAAAATAATAATTGTTTTATTAGCTTCAACTTCAATAATTTTACCTTCTTTTAATTTCCTAAACCTTTTACCTGATTTTGATAAGAAGTAACGGTTTGTTTTTTGTTGTTTTTGATGATTACTTTCCCCACCATTTTCATCAATATCTAAAGTTTCGCAAGTCCACCCATGTGTCGCATTGAAAGTTTTACAAAAATCATAAATGTTTCTATTTTCTTTAATTGTTTGTTCAACAGGAACACCTTTAAGAAAGAAATCTGAAATCGCTAATGATACCACACCTTGACTAAACGACTTATGATATTCACCATCTTTAATCATTTCATGGTTAGGTTTAAATGTACCTTTGTATTTTACTTTATTTCCTTTTTCTGTAACAGCTATGTAATTATTTACATCCCGTATAATCATCTGAGAATAAGCAACATACTCCAAAACAAGATTAGTTTTAACTTCCCACTCTTTACAAATTTCCCAATACAATCGCTTATGTTCAATAGGTATTTTAACTGTAATACCATCTGTATTTACTTGGAGCATTAATAAATTGGGAACTCTAGTCATTAACATTTCAGATAGCATACATAAAGCTAATTGTCCCGCTAAAGTTGTTTTTAAAGTATATAATGGGTCACACAAAAAACTATATTGACTATTAGACTTTCCGTAAACACTATTTGCACTCAATTTGAATCCATCAGCCATTACCATGTCTTTGTTCTTTTTAGCTTCTAAACGTGGTTTAACAATTCCCTCTTCATATATTTTAGAAAATTCTTCTCCTAAATGTTCGGGATATAAACATAAGGTAATTCCTAGACTTGGATATAAACTTTGCACATCGCAATCTATAACTATCTCAGTATTAGTACTTTGATACACTCCTGGTTTTATACACGCATGTAAACCACCTGTACCTAAGTCAAAAGTAAATCCATTATATTCAAAACTATACTTGAAGGACTCTTTTAATTCAGTAACTTCAATACTTTTAATATAGTCTAATAATTCATTAAATTCAGGAGTTTCAAATTTAATATAATCAGGGATACATTCTGAAAATTTGAATGAGTTTCTATAAGTTCTTCTTTTTTTAACATCATTTTCGTCTTGATTGGTGTAATGACAATATAATTTCAACATTAACTGTTCACCAATCTTACTATCAGGGTAATTTAAGCACTCTAAACCGTATTTAGCTTGTAATCCTTTACGAAGATTTAATTTGTCCTCTGTGAGCTTATAAAAGGCTTTTGTGGCTAATATGTCATTCAAGTTGTAATCTAATATTTCTTGAACTTCATCTTTTGTTTTTATTTTATATTCGTGAGAATAAGGCATATCTTGAACATTAGGGTAATTCATAGCTATTTCAAGCTTTTTTAATCCCGTCATTCTTGCTTTATTATCATAATGCCAAATTCTGAATAAATCTAATTGTGGGATTAATACTTCATTGTCCTTCACCGCTGAATATTCCTGAGAAATGACCGATTGAGCTTTTTTATAAATCAATTTAGCTATTTTATCCCCATCCATCTGAATAAGTTTATCACGCTCTTTTATAATATAATGTATTACAGGATAATCGAAGTTAATATTATTGAAGCCTATTAACCCTTTAACGTTAGATAGGTGAACTAATAACTCATATAAATCATTTCTTTCTTTCCATATTACAAATTCAACAACCTTATCTGAATCTCTATCAATCGCCATATATGAAAACATATTAGACAATGTTTCTATATCATAAATCTCCGTTATCTTCATATCCTCTTTTTTAATTCCATCTAAATATTCCTTAATAACATCCCCATGGCAAGCTTGTGGTTTACAGAAACAACCCAGCTTCTTTCCTCTTAAACTTTCTATTTTTGTCTTAAATTCTTTATCCGTTTCAATTCTTTTTGCGAAATATTCTTTGTAACGTTCTATAGTGCTACCGCTTTCTTCACCATCTTTTAAGGGGAATGGGTTTCCAAAGTAACCGTCCTGGTCTTTACCTTTTCTGCCTATATAGACATCATAGGGTTCTTTATAGATATTTACTACTTCCGTTGCCATAGTTTAATCATTAAATGAATATTTTTTCATAATTACCAATTTTCAATCATAAATGGTAGGCACATTGTCAATATCTGCGCCAAAAAATATAAAAAAGCTGAAGATACCGCTATAATGTAGAGTCCAGACAGGAAGCTCACATTATTTTGGAATTTAGTGGTTCTCCACTCCTTAAACACTTTATAAGTCCACACTAAAAACACTATTAAAAATACATATCTCAGCATATTTGTTTAAATTTTAAATTAAATTCTAATTCAGCTCTTACATAAAGTTGCTCTTGCCCAACTTCCCTATATATCACAGCTTCAACCCATTCACCAGAAGGTAGTTGTATTTTACACTTTAAATTTTCTTTAGTGTAAAACTTGCCGTTTTTGTAGTGTTTAAATTTGTGCATCTTTAAGTATTTCTTTTAATGCTTCTCTAAGCATATCATCTGAAAGGACTTTTCTAAAATAGCTGTCATGTACTTTATCATGTGTGTCTTGATTATAATCCCAATATGGAAAAGTACCTACATGCTCTATGCAATCATAAGCTTCATAAAAACTTTCAAAAAGTACAGGTTTTAAATCTTCAAAACTAAAGCCTCGACTTTCTTTGAAACCTATTATATATGGATTCATTCCAAATTTTCTAGTATATACAACCCAAGAACCATTAACTTTTTTCCTTATATAGTATCCGTACCCTCTTTTAAAACTTATAGTGCAATTTGAGTCTATTGTGTACTCCGCACTCTCAACTAGATTTTCCATGTTCATCCGTGGTTTTTATAGTTATAAATTTTAATGACAAATAATGCCATTGTTAATTTTCAACGCTTCTATCTTTTCTTCTCTACCATTCATAATTAAGTTTTTCTAAATATTTAATAAAATTTTCATATACCTTGCTACATTCTGTAGTTTTATAGCTTATAAGTCCTAAAACCCACTCCGACTCCACCTGAGTATGTGTTGTTCTTCCGTATATTGTGGCTTTAAAATACTCTCCCAAGAACTCTCTCCAAATCTGCTTACCCTCATCCAATGTTATCTGTCTGTTGTACAAAGCTTTCTTAAAGAAGAACATTACAAATGCTACATTATCTGT